CCCCAGATGGAGTGTCGGTGTTTAACGCATCTCACACATTCCCTTCTGGTCGTACAATGAGTAACGTCCTTCCGGTTGCTTCTGATTTATCAGAATCTTCCCTTCAGACTGCTCGTTACCTCTTCTCTACGGCTTTCGTAGGTGATACAGGGATTATCTACAAGATGAAGCCTAAAAAGCTCCTTGTACACCCTGCCCTTGAAGCATACGCAGAGGAATTAGTAGGGTCATCTCTCAAGGCTGACACTGCTAACAACAACTTGAACTCCCTTCTTCGTCACAAGATTGAAGTTATCAGCTCTCCGCATCTTACAGATGCTGACGCTTGGTTCCTTCTTGCCGAAGCCGGTGATTCAGTTGGTCCGGGATGTGTAATCGTTGAACGTGAAGGTATCGTAACTAAAGCCGGTGGTCCTGCTGTTGGCTTCATGAACGATTCTGTCCTCTATAAGTCTCGTTACCGCGAGAATATGGGATGGATTCACCCTTACGGAATTATTGCTACTCCGGGAGCTTAATCTTAAACGAAGCGGGGTCCTTCGGGACCCCTTCTTTTTAGGAGTAACAAATGGCTACTACAGTTAAAAATAACGTTGTCATCATGACAGCGGACAATGATACCTTTGCCCCTACTGGAAACATTAAGATCAAAGGTACTCGACTCATCGCTGGTACTGGAGCAACCTCTGCTCTACTCAAAGAAGGCTCTACATCAGGTCAGACCCTCATGAAGTTGGTTGCCGCTATTGGCACCTCTGATGAGTCTATGATTCCTTTCAAAGCCACAGGAACAATTCACTTAGACCTCGATCAAGCTGCTGGCTCAGGAGCCGAAGTCTATATTTATTTGGAGTAGTAATGGCTGCTTCAACACTTAAGTTAAAGACCTTACCTGCAGTAACGGTTGCCACTTCTGGCACCCGCCAACCTATTTATGGGTCGCCTATTTACGCTTATTCCGTTCTCATTCAATCATTACCTTCTAATGAAGGTGTACAATACATTGGAGATTCTACAGTAACCGTAGGCACCGGTATAGAAATAGCACCGGGAGATGCCACCGAGATGGAAGCACCTGAAAGGTCTAGGACCGATCAGTTTGACTTATCTATGATTTATGTAGACTCAGATACGAATGGAGCTGAATTTAGGATAATTGCATGGATTAGGGAGTAAATTATGTCTATACGTTTAAGACGAGCCGGAAGTTCTACGATCTCTGGTGCTTCAATGGCAGTAGACATATCCCACGTCAATGATTCCATTGCTCTTGGAGACGGTACAGATGTAGTTGTTCTAGAAGATGTTTCAGGAACGATGTCCTTACCAGTTAAAGTCATGGGCTCCCTTTCTACAGGTGATGCCTCCAATGCCGTCCTTACCGGTGGTACAGTCCGTACTAAAATCACTGATGGCACTAATAACGCAGGACTTACTAACGTAGGTGGTAACTACGCTCTAAAAGTAGACGTAGTACAAACTACCGGTGGTGGAGCTGGTGGTACTAGTTCTACCGATTCAGCCGCATTTACGGCTGCCTCCTCCTCTTTCACCCCTACAGGCGGTGCTTTCGATGATGTCTCTTCCGATGCTTTAGCGGAAGGAGAGATGGGTATCGTTAGACTTACCTCTGGACGTGCTATGCACGTAGCTGTACAGAACTCAGTAGCTGTCACAGGCACCTTTTATCAGGCTACTCAGCCAGTATCTGCAGCCTCCCTTCCGTTACCGTCCGGGGCTGCTACCGAAGCTACTTTAGCTTCTCTTTTAACTAGCTCTCAACTTCTTGACGATATGATTGCTACCCTTGGGTCAGCAATTCCTACAAAAGGGTCGCTTATAGCTGGCTCCGATGGCACTAACGCCAGAGCGGTTAAAGTGGACAGCAGTGGGGAACTCCAAGTGGACGTTCTCACGATGCCAACGGTTGCCGTAACTGGAACCTTTTGGCAAGCAACACAGCCAGTATCTGGAACAGTGACTGCTAACCTAGCCGCTGGGACTAACAATATTGGTGACGTTGACGTTCTTACCCTTCCGGCTTTGCCTGCAGGTACGAACAATATCGGGGATGTCGATGTACTTACCCTTCCGGGTATTGCAGGTACAGTGGCACATGATGGCGCGGATTCAGGGAATCCAGTTAAGATAGGGGGCGTTGCTAGGACTGCCGACCCTACCGCAGTCGCTACAGGTGACCGAGTAGATGCTTACTTCGATGTAACTGGTAAACAGGTTGTTACGCCTTATGCTCCTAGAGCATTAACCGTAACTGGAGCTGCTACTTTAACCAATACGACTGCAACATCGTTGATTACCGCAGGAGGTGCGGGTATTTTCGTGGATTTAACAACATTGATATTAACTAATACAAGTTCTACCGCTGTACGCGTAGATATACGTGATGCAGGTACAGGTGGTTCAGTGATTTTCTCTATAGGACTAGCTGCTAACGGCGGTGCAGTGGTTAACTTCCCTGCACCTGTACCTCAAACTACTGCTAACAACGCTTGGGCAGTACAATTATCTGCATCAGTAACAGATGTACGCTGCTACGGCATCGGCGTTAAGAGGGTAGGATAATGGCAGTAATTAGATTATCAGCCGCTCCTAAAGACGGCGAACAGCAAGAAGTAAACGATACTCCTCTTATAGAGAAGGAGGCTGCTAATAACGTGATAAGCAAGAAAAGACAGCAAATCAAGGAGCTAAAGATAGCTATTGATGAATGTCACGGCTTTATTGACGTCCTTAAAGTGGAAGCTGATGTTTTACAGTCACACTTAGATAAGGAACGTAGGAACTTTAAGATAGCTACTGCACTAGGCATCATAGGAACTATAGTGGGGTTTATTTATGGCTAATGAACGTAAGAAGAACGCCATATACATAAACGAGGTAGGCACTGTTACGGTAGATGCCTTAAAGCCTATCTGCTATGCCATCTTAATCACACCTAACTCAGGTGATGCTAGACTGATTATTAAAGAATCAGTAGGTGGGATGATTATACTAGATATAGTCATCGGTGCTAAGGAATCAAGGTTTATTGACTTTGGTGACTTAAAGGGAATAGAGCTAACCAGTAACTTTGAAGTTACTGAGTTAACAAGTATCGACAGTGTAATCATGTACGGCGAATGGTTACAGCCTGTAGGTAGAGCGAGGGGCTAATGGCTTACATATTGACAGACTTTGAAGACATTTATACGGCTGTCTGCGAGGAGCTAAAAGTACCTCTAACAGACGGCACTACCCTTGCACGTATTAAACGCGACATTAACATGATCTATCTTAACCATGTCGTGCCATACAAGCCTAGGTCATGGGATTGGCTGGTACAGAGAGAGAACATTGTAACTTATGAAAAAATTGAAACCGGTACAGTCACTGTTACTGCTGATAGCACTACTATTACTTTCTCTTCCGCACCTGCGAGTAGTGTTACAGGGTATTATTTCAAACTCCAAGGGGAGCCGGATACCTACATCATCGAAGCCCACACCGGAGGAGAAGACGAAGCAACCTTAGATAAAGCACTGGTATCAGTAGATGGAGAAGAATTAAGCTATACCCTGTGGAAGGACTACGCTTCGCTACCTTCCGACATGAAAGACGTTATCCAAGTCGTTCACGACCGTAAACAAACACCCTTAGATGCTCTTACTACTACTAAATTTGCGGAAGTAAGGCACAGATACCCTAATTATAACGGACAGCCGCTTTACTATACTTCTAAGGAGTACGACGCAGATGGTAACCGCATTATTCGCTGGTTCCCTGCATGTTCCGACACTAAGGTAGTGTTGAAGGTAGAAGGCAGGCAAGAAGCCGAAGCTTTAAACGCCGATGCTGACGAGCCATTAATGGCGGTAGAAGATCGTATTGTACTCTTCTACGGAGCCTGCTCTAGGGCATGGGCTAGGGAGCGTAACGCTACCGAAGCCGGTAAGAACTGGACACTGTTTGTAGCAAAACTCAATGAAATGGCTTCTAAAGCCGGTGATGCACCACAGACAGTAGAAATTGAAGTAGACAGAGATTACCTTCGCCGTAAACGCTATAAGCGCTACGGCGGTGGAGTAGGTAGAAGGTTTGAGAGCGAATAATGGCAAAGAGTACTGCTCGTTACGTAATTCTTCCATGGCTGAAAGGTCTAGATTCGGACACGGACGAAGGTATTATGCAATTCCTCAAGAAGGCAGACTTCTTGACCCAAGCCGATGACATTATCTACTCAGTGGATGGCTCTAAGGTTAAAAGAGACGGCTTTGCCTATCATGATTCAGCAGCTATCACTAACGCTCCTGAGATTAAAGGTGGGTTTGACTACTGGGCTAATATAGCCGCAGTAAAGTCACAAAAGATCGTAGTATGGGATGGACAGGCTACCTCTAAATGTTGGTTCCAAACAGGAGCTGGTGGACAGGCTTGGACTGAACTTACTAAGGCTACGGCTGCTACTGCACCCACTACCCTTACTAGGGTGTGCTTTGAAGTCTTTAATGATGACTTAATCATGGCTGTAACTGATTCTAACGTAGGTGGTCGTAGACCTCTTAAATGGAACAATCAGAGCGGAACAGAGTATGCTGAACTAGGTGGTACTCCTCCTAACGTCAAATACGTTAAAAAGCATCAGGGTAGGCTCTGGGGAGCCGGTGACCCTAATAGACCAGATAGACTATACTTTACCTCTCCCGGTAACCATGAAGAGTGGAATGGAGTAGGGGATTCTGGGGCTATCGACATTGACCCAGGTGACGGTGACGTATCTGGTATCACAGCTATCTTCCCTTCCTTTCGAGGGATGCTATTCGTAGCTAAAGCTAACGCTATCTACAAAATCTCAGGAACCAACCCATTAGATTATAAAGTGGAGCCCGTGACCTTTGGTCTAGGGTGTATATCTCACAATTCAGCGGTCGCAGTGGACATGGATGATATATACTTCGCTTCCGA